AATGGGTATGATTACTCCAGGATTAGGTGGCGTTGCCACAATACTAGGAGTTACTAGAAAAGTATTATCTAATGTGGGACCTGCTGCTTCTCCAATTAAACCTATAATTGAACAAATAATAGGTCCTTTGGAAAAATTATATGGAGTGCCATCTTATACATTTAATACTGATGTTGGTGAAGGTTTGGGAACTGTAGCAGCAGCCAAATCAAAAATGGGCGGTGGGTTTAATTTAATTGAAATGTTTAAAAAGATATTAAATATAGATTCTTCTGAAGACGGGGATGGAACAGGGTCTCCAAATAATCAAAATCCCGCAGGTTCTGATGCAGGTCAATATAAAGAATTATTAGATATGATTGCTGGTGTTGAAAGCACTAGTATGGGTGGGTATGATGCATTTAACAGAGGAGGTTCTGCTGGAGGAACTGTTGCTCATGGTTCTGGCAATTCCACTAAAGATGCTATTGGCGGCGTTGTAAAGCCACTAACTCAAAGAACTGTACAGGAAGTAATGAGTTTACAAGCTTCTGGAGAACTACATGCAACTGGAAGATATCAAATTATTCAATCAACTTTAAAAGGATTAATGAATGGTAATTATGGAGATACTGGCGTTAAACCTTCGGATTTATATGATGCTGTAACACAAGATAAATTAGGAATTGCACTCATAAAATATCGTTTAAAAACAGGAGCAACCGTACAAAATTTCCGTAATGAATGGATAGGATTGCAAAAAGTAGAAGACTCTAAATTACAAACAGCAATTAATAATGCAAATGCTGCGTTCCAAGCTAATCCAAATGCTACTGCAACTGCAGTTACTCCTATAGCACCGCCCGCAATAACTCCTCCACAACCAGCAGCACAACCAAATGTGCCATCTGGTCAGCCAACAGCAACAAGCAGAAATGGTCAAACACAAGCATCTTTAGTTTCTCCTGTATTTTCTTTTGCGCCACAACAAATTAATCAGCCAGTTATATCTTCGCCAATTACTAGAAATGAAGGATCTGCTGCAATTGCTATCATCAATAATTTAAATTCTGGACAAGGTGCAGCAGTAGCTCCACAATCATCTTTTAGTGATGTGGCTTCCGTGCCAATGGAAGAATCAAAATCATCTTATTCTGATATTATGAAATTAAGACTTGCGGTAACTTAAAATAAATATTAGATAGGGAATTAAAATAAATGGCTAGCGGAACTTTTGCATACGAAAAAGCTGACCCAGGTAATTTAAATGCTTACCTGGGTGGTAAAATTATGTCTGCAGCTAAAATGGCTGGCGAAGAAAGAAAAATACGTGATGATCAAATAAAAAAATTATCTGATAAAGAAAATAGAACTGAAGAAGAAGAGCAAAAACTAAAAGAGTTAGTCGGAGAAAGATCATCAAGAAAAAGGGGAGCATTTTTTGGCAAAGCATTAGCTCATGAATTTGGTGGTGATCTTTTTAGAAGAACTAAAGGAACATTTAAACAAGATCCAAAAGACAGTGAAGATCCCGCACTAACAAAAAAGCAAAGATTTTCTGCATTATTGCGTGGAGAACAATTAGTAAAACCTGCAGAAGAAGCAGTAAAGCCAAATCCATTTAAACAATTAGAATTATTTCCTTCTCAAGAAGATAAAAATTCTGTGAAAGTGGAAGACACTGGAATGCAGAAATGGGTTGGCAAGTTTTTTGATGCGGTACAAAATTCTTATAATTCTATTGCTGATAAATTAAAATTATCTTCTAACATAGAACAAAAAAATATTGAATCTGAAGGAAATGTTAGTAGTATAATTGAAAAAATTGTGTATGGATTTGACCAAATAAAATCTTTCTTTGATAAAGATAATAATTTAAAACAACAAGAAGTAAAAATACAACAACAAGAACTTAATTTGATGCTTGATGAAAAAGATCAAGCTGAAATGGTTGCTAAAGAAAATCAAATAGAATCTGGTCAAGATCTTTCTACTACAGCAGATTATTCTTTTGGAGATAGTGCTGCAGATGACGAAGAATCTAGAAAGGGCGGAGGTATATTATCAAAAATACTTGATATTATTTCTGGCGAAGGTAAATATAGAAGACCAGGAGCCAAACGTAGACTAGGACGAAGAAAATTTTCTTCATTTGGTAGAAAAACAAAAAAATTTGGATCAGCACAAAGACAACGATTATCTGGTAGCAGATTAGGAAAAAGATTTTCTTCGATGAGGATGCCATCATTTGGTAGAGGTGGTGGATCTTCAAGAAATTTAGTAAAACCAGTAGATCAATATACATCTCCAGTAGGTCCATTGCCAATGAACTCCAGAGATCCTTGGGCAGCATCACCATCTGGTATGCCTGGGATTAATGGGTACTCACCTTTTCTAGGATCTACTCCAAAGTTATCTGAAGGTGGTATTGTTCTTCCCAAAAAACAAAAGCAATCAACTAATACTAAAATTGATGCTAAATTAAATGAAGGTGGTATAGTAACTAATCCCACAGTAACAACTATTGGTCAAGATAGACCTACTGCTGTTCTGCCGTTGAATAGAAATAAAGGTAAATCTTTGGTAGGAAAAAAAGATGCTGGCGATGATAAATCAATGGTTGAACCATTATCAAAAGCATTACAATTACCAACACAAGCCGCTGGAGGATTGTTATTATCTGTATTCAGCTCTGCTTTGAATAATTTGGGAGGTATCTCTACATTGTTCAAACCGTTTTTTAATACTATAATGTCTCCTTTAGCGAGAGTATTTGGTTTGCCTGCCAATATTATAAACTCTGTTATGGGAGGATCTGCACAGGCAGCAACATTAGATTCTAAAGAATTAGGAAAATTTTTAAAATCTAAATCTGACGGTAGATCTGGTAGAGGTGGAGGAGGTGGAGGAGGAGGAAATAACCCACCGCCAGCGCCAACTGGAAATCTTTTAGCAGATTTAGAAGCTGATGTTAATAAAAGTGCATCAGAAATGGAAGGAGAAATAATGCAAAGCAATGCTGCTGGTATTGTAAATCCAACTCAGCAGCCTTGGTGTGCAGCATATGTTAATTCTCAACTGGAAAGAAATGGTATAAAGGGTTCTGGTTCTGCTATGGCAGATAGCTTCTTAAATTGGGGTGCTCCAGTAGATGTAAATAATATCCAACCAGGAGATGTTATTGTTGGTGATTATGGCGGAGGTTCTAGATCTCATGTTATGTTTGCTGTTGGATCTCCTAAAAATGGGTATGTAGATATTATTGGTGGTAATCAAAGTGGTAAAGTTACCCGAGGAAGTATTGCATTAAATAAAATAGACGGAGCTAGACGAGCATCAACTTCTAATTTAGCAGCCCCATCTCCATCACAAAGACCAGCAACACCATCATCAAATAATACTCCAAACACTTTTACAAATAATAATCTTTTTTCTACTGGCACGCCACCACCATCAACTAATGGTAGCAATTCTCCTAGCAATTTAGGTATCTATAATTTAAATCTTGGTGGCAAAACTTCTGCTGCTCCAGCTCCAACAAATTATTTAAATGCATCAACTCCTGCATTTACTTTAGCAAATCCTTATGCTCCTATGTACGGCAATAGCAACTGGTAATTATGACTAACCCCTCAAATAAAAGTATAGAATTAGTACAAGCATTGTTGTACGATGTAAATAACATAAAGTATGATATTACAAAAATTACTACAGGATTTTTTTACTATGAGGATATATTTTCTCCATTCTTAACTGCTGTTATTAATGTACATGATAGCGGTCAAAATTTAATTGGTAATTTACCTATCCAAGGTGGCGAAAGAGTTGTTGTTAAAATTTCTGATGTTAGAAATAATGTGATGGAATATGAAATGTATGTTTGGAAAATATACAATAGAAAGTTTACCAAAAACTCACAAAATTATAATTTAGCATTAATATCTAAAGAAGCATTATACAATGAAGGAGTTAGAGTTACAGAACCTTTATCTGGACTACCAAATAAAATAGTAGAAAAGATATTAAAAGAATATTTGATGACAGATAAATCTATTACAACAGAACCAGCAAAATATAATGTAAAATTCTATCCTAATGGCAAAAAAGCACATGCTATAATACAGGCATTGATGTATAAATCAGTGTCAAAAAAATCTTCCCCATCATCTGAAAGTAATACATCAACACCATCGGGAGAAGTTAAAACTTCAATACCAACAAACACTAAGAAAGCTTCTGGTACTGCTGGTTATTTGTTTTTTGAAAATAAAGATGGGTTTGTTTACAAATCTATGGATTTACTTTGTTCTGATGGATCTGATAGTTTTGGTGGCGAAGCTCCAGTTGCAACCTATACATATAGACCAATCAAAGATCCTTCGAATGAAGAAAATTTTTATGTTATCGAAGAGTACAAATTTCATAATGAAATAGATTTAATTGATCAATTACGTAATGGAATATTTTCTACATATATGGTATTTTATAATTACTCTACTGGTACATATGAAGAATATACATATAATTTAAGTGAAACTTTTAGAAATATGTCTCACTTAGGTAGTCAAGATAAGCTTCCTATTTTTCAAGATAAATTATCTTCATATCCATCAAGAGTTATGTCTATGGTTTTAGATCATGAGACATGGTTTGATGGAGAAGAGTCTGCTTCCCCAGAACAACAAGATGGTGGGGGAGCAAAATCACAATTCCCAGATTACCAAAAGTATTATGTTTCTCAGGGTATTGCGAGGAGATATCTTATGGAAAATCAAAAAATGGAGTTGACTATTCCAGGTAATACTGATTTAAAAGTTGGCGATAAAATTAAAATTTTAATACCAAATGTAAGTGCTGAACAAGAAAGAGAAACTAAACCATATGATGAAGAAAGTAGTGGCACATATTTAATTTCAAAATTATCTCATAATAATGTGTTTCTAAATAGTTCTACATGCACTACTAAATTAGAATTAATTAGAGATACATACGGCATTAAAGAGTATTCAAGCAACGTAAAGTGATATGGAACCAACACTAGCTTCTCTATACCCAATACATCAAATAGGTTCTGATGGGTTTAACTGGTGGGTAGGACAAATTGAAAGTGGTAAAGATGATGATCCTAAAAAATCAGGTAGATATCGTGTACGTATTGTAGGTCAACATTTAAAAGATTGTAACTCAACAAAAACAGAAGATTTGCCTTGGGCAAATGTAATGATGCCAGTGACATCTCCATTTACAGATGGATTAACAACTGGTGCTTCTGTAGGACTTGAGCCAGGTAACTGGGTAATTGGATTTTACTTAGATAATGACAAACAAAAACCAATTATTATAGGTTCTATTGGTCACACAAAAGGTTCCACTATTATTAAAAATGATGATCCAGCTCCAGGATCTAGCTGCAAATCATTTACTACATTTATTTCTAATAATGTTGTACCTCAGCAAGATTATCCAATCAATGCACAGAAAGGTAAGAATGATAATGATGCTAACGTAGCGTTGGCTGGACCACCTGCAGCAGATAATGGAAATAAACCTGGAGAATTGCCTCCAG